AGCTGTTACTGTGCCATTAAAAGTAATGCTACCGTCTGCATTTGTTTTTGCAGTTATTCCTCCTTGAGTCTGTTGATTTCCAAACTCATAGGGTAAGGGAATCAGGTTCTTCCCTGTCCAACCAACGGTATCTTTAAGAAGTCTTGCGGATCTATTTTCAAGATTCGAAACGTCAGTCGGAGTAGCGAAATCTGCCGCTTTCTTACCGCTATCCGTCAGATTGCCGTTTGCGTCAAGTCCTGCGAAGTTGCCGTTGGTTGCTCCGCTGACTTTATCAGCTTTATTAGCAAGCAAGTTATCTGTCGCAGTCTTGTCGTAGTAGTTTGCAGGATTAAAGATGTCTGTCAGCGGAATGGAGATAGCCTGCTTTCCCGCATCCGTGTTGAACGTGATGACAAGGTTACCACCCGTAATCGCTACCGTGTCTACCATGCCGTCCTTCACAAAAGCCGCCGCGTCTAAACTAAACAAAGTGGTTGTACCGTTCTTAAATAGAATCTGATGGTTTGTGCTATCATAGGACGCACCATCTACAACCGTTGTAAGGTCAATGAGGGATTTCCCTGTCTCTTTATCCACCTTGCCCGCAAGTGCCGTTGTAACACCATCTACAATATCCTTATCTGCGTCGGTGTAATCGTTAGCAGAAAGTCCTTTGCCACTTACCTTATCTACCTTACCAGCTAAAGCTGTGGTCACTCCATCGACGATAGTCTTATCATTATCAGAATAGTTGTTATCCGAAAGCACTTTCCCCGAAACTTTGTCCACCTTTTCGTCCAATGCTGTCTGCGTAGCATTCGAGATCGGCTTGTTCAGATCGGATGTGTTATCGACCTTATCAAGCCCAATATTTGCGGCAGAAATAGAGACATTACCTTTACGATACGTACTCTCTGCACTACCTTTTACTCCTGTGACGTCACCAGTACCACCGCCACCTTGCTCGATGGCATCAGCGAGCTCCATGAGTAGCCCTTCGATCCTGTTCTCAGGAGCTTCGACTATCGGCTCGCCGTTGATCATATCCACGAGCATCTGTTCGACTTTCCCGAGTGGTTCCTGTGTTGTTTCTGCCATATCATTCTCCCTCCACTTCTATTAGTATATAGTTCGGTTTCGGCATCGTTATCTTTGTGACCACTTTTGCATCCAGCGTATCATCGAGGATGTCACCGCATCCGTAGAGTTTTGCTAATAATTTTTCACCACTTTTTACTTCGATTGTGGTTGTCAAACCCTCGAATACATCCATAAAATCTTTTACTGTCATTTCTTTTTCCCCTCCTTCTTGTCATATTTACTTTTACTGATCTTCAAGAGTGCTCCAAGGAACACATCAACCGCTGCCAGCGTGCTGACGATCTGCTCACCATACGGAAGCCCCCAGATTATAGCCAGCGTTCCATATAACGTACCGAGCGCAGGAATTACGATCTGCGCTACATACACAAGAATGTCGTAGATTTCGTTACTCATAATCTTATCCCTCCTTAGTTATTTTGTCTTATCTGCACAAGTCTCTTCACAACTTGCTCTACATTCTTATAAACAGTCTCCTTAAACTTATCAGACTGGATTCTCTTATCTACAGATTCTTTACAAACTACATTCCAGATCAGCTCCTGCTTTATTGAGATATAGTCATCACTGTCTTCGATGTGGTTGAACATGATCCAGTTCACTATCTCATCAAGTGCTTTTTCCGATATGAGTTCACCAAGTTCTTCTTTGTAACCATCAAAACGTGGGATGCGCTTTTCGAACGCTTCACAAGTATTCCTTGCATATTCGTACTGCTTTTTCATCAACATTCGCTCTCGATCAGCTTCTCCCTTGCCGAAGATAATCTTGTCAGACTTGATTTTAACAAGCCCGAGATATCCGGCTACTATCAAGAGAGCGAAAACGATGATCACCCAGATGCCTTGCCCATTTTTGAACATATCAATTATCGCTTCCCACATTTTTATTCTCCTATATATGGTTTACCGGTGATCTGCTCGTACTCGTCTTTTGTAAGCTTGCCTGACTTGACAAACCTCTTTAGATCATCATCAGAGTATATCCCCTGATCGTAATACCTCTTACAGATTGCATAATATGTCGCGCTCATTTTTACACCTCCATCTGGTTCAAAAGAATCTCTGCCAGTGTTACATCCATCTGTGCCTGTTTTTCCAGCGCCACAGCCTGAGAGTATGCTGCAAATTCATTCAATGTTATCAGAGCCATCTCACACACCCATTCCTCAACGGCTTCCTCACCAGTTCCGACTGTTTCCCGGTGGATGTTTTTTCTTACATACACCTTGCCCGGACAACTGTTCATATCAACCTCAGGCGGCCTATCCTCCCAAGTTCCGTGCTCAACCACAAAGTTCATATTTCAACCTCCTTTTATCGTAAATGCTGATTATTTCTGCCAGTCTGTCAAAGTTTACATACGGCCTGATGCGTTTCAGGTACATATTATGTGTTTGCGTAGCTTTCAGATAGCCTTTATATGACATCATCTGTCTCGCATCGTACACCGTTGGATGTTCCTTCTTGGATATCCTCTTGGCTTTTCTCGTGCATTTTAGCATTATGGATCTCCGGAGTACTGTTTTGTATCTGTAAAAACGAAATCCCATGAAGTCCAGATCCCTCCCGTATGGCTTGCCGTCTTTGTAATACTGGAACCGGAACACCTGCCAGTTATCCTTGAGTGTCAGGCCGAGCTCCTCCACCAAGTACCTCTGGATCCGTTTTCTCATCTCGTGGAGTTTTCTTTTGTTGCTCCCGAAGATCACCATATCGTCCATATAACGGATATAATACTTTGCTCCAAGCTTTTCCTTGATGTAGTGGTCAAGTCCTTCCAGATACCAGTTAGACAGCCACTGTGACAGGTAAAATCCAAGCGGAAGTCCTTGCGGGACTACATCGATAATCTTATACATCAGGTTTATCATCTTTTCATCGTGGATCCGTTCTGCCAGTTTACGCTTCAGGATGTCGTGCGGGATAGACTCAAAATAGTGCCTGATGTCCATTTTCAGAACATACTTGGTGTTTTTCCTGTCCTTCATCCATTTCTCAATGGTTTTCTTCCCGGAGTGAGCCCCTCTCACATCCTTGAAAAACACCGGCTTATCGTTTCCGCTCCGTATGAACCTCCAAGGAACAGATGCGTATGAGTGACGATACATTCCACGGAAGAACATAGGCTTCAGAGCTTCCACGATACAGTGTTGGACGATCAGCTCCTTCGTGGTCGGAACTATGATAGTTCGCTTTTTGTGTCCTATGCCGTCATAGATTTCCACAGCGTGATGGGAATCGTTTTCATAGTTCTCGATCCAGTCCTCTGCCATCTCGACTGTCTCATCTTCCCTCCCAACATATTGCTTGAACTCTCTTGTTTTTCTTGCGTTCCTTAGCACATTGTGGACGGCTGTTCTTCTGACAGTCAGGCTTTTTGCTATTTCATAAACGTGATTTACTGATTTCATTTTCTCTTGACTCCCTCGCCCGCTTTCGATTAACTACTAACGGGTGCTCTGATCGGGTTTATTTTCACCAAGAGGTGGAGAAGATGCGCGGCATTAAAACCTTACTTAAAAAGTCAAGGTAGCGCCGAGCCATTGTTCGTGTTCGCATTCGAAGGCGTGTTGTTCAGATTAACGCACAAAGCACCACCAAGCCCCGCATTGTTCCAGTTACCGCCTACAATGGCAGGGAAGCGCCACGCAAATCCTCTTGTTACTCTTTATGTTAAAATTATTAGTTACTAAAAATATCTCTTATTTGCGAAGGGGACACACGGAGCGTTTCCCCTCTTGTGTGCTTCGCACACAATTCACCCCTTCCAAGGCTGCTACGCAGCCTTGAGCGGTGTGCAAGAGAGCGCCGAGCCATTGTCCGCGATCGCATGCGAAGGCGCGTTGTTCAGAACAACGCACAAAGCACCACCAAGCCCCGCATAGTGCCAGTTACCGCCTACAATGGCATAGTTAGACTGACTATTGTTAAACCAGAGACCGTCACAGTAGAATGTCTGATCGGATCCGGATGCAACCTTCGGGAACATTCCGTATTCCGTAAACTTCATCTCACTGATATATCCTCCGGATGTTCCTGAAGGCGTGCAGCTCGGGATAGTGATGTACCCTGTTCCGTCCGTATTGTAGTCAGATGCCGTGGATCCGTCGTTTGTTCCTCGTGTGAGTTTTACCTTTATTGTTCCGGATGCATTGATATAACCCCTGATCCTTCGCCAGAGATTCCCCCACCAGTTCTCCATTCCGAATACCTTCACGCCACTTGTCTCATCATCAGAACCCCAGAACATTCCCTTGCCATCCATTGTCCCGGTGTTAATCGCAGCAGTGTTTGTGGATTTGCATCTGCCCGTTCCGTATGCTGCCTGAGTGTTCGTGGTTCCTGCCATAAGGATCAGCAAGCCATTGATAAGCATCCACTGTGCAAGTGTCGTGGTGTCCCAGATATCAGCTCCGTTTGCTCGTGCTCCTGCGATCTCGTTCGCTGCCGTGTCATTGACGAAGTTTGTCTGACCGGACAGAGAACGCATTTTTGATGCAGAACCGCTGCCGAAATATTTGGCTGTGTAGAAATGAGGAACCTGCTCATTATTCTTGTCACGAAAAGCATAGTCCTTGAACCCTGAATCGAGTTTCTTGTCAGAAAAGTAATATGAGCCACTCGTTTCGTCGTTTGAATCAGGAACAACCTTCATATAGATAATTTTATCATCCTGCCCCCATTCCATCATGGCATTTCCACCATAAGATGTGTTGGAAACATCGGAAGCTGTTCCGTCCTCTTTCTTCGATTCGTCCAGTTCGTCGAGATAATACGACACGCTCCCTGCGTATGTCAGCATACAAGAGCGAGGGAAAAAGAATGGAGCATTTTTGATTTTCGCCTTGTTGTCAACAATCTCCACATCAAACCAATCCCCGCCGTCGATAAGTCCGGTTTCGAAATCGACATGAACATTTTCAAAGTTCTCATTCTGACAACCCTCAATCGGTGTGATGATGGTGTCCGGATCTGTCAGTGGTCCGGATGCGTGAAAACCAAACAAAAAATAAGGATTGATTTCCGTTTTCGCCACAGATCCAAGTGTTGGTATGTCAGCCATGACTTCCGCATCATTGTCCACATAGACGCGGTATTTTCCGACATACGACACATAGATGATCGCTTTTCCTGTCCCGTCTCCCTGATCTTCTAACGTACCTGTTAAACTTTCAACACCATCCATATGGTCAACATGAACAGTCTCTCCGATGTAGCTGTTGGATGATGTGGTTACAATAATCGCAGATTTGTTCTCCGATCCTCCTTGTGATTCAATAACTTGAGTCAACTCGTCGATGACCGTATCTGCTTCAGCCCATGCGCTCATAGATTAACCTCCTTATGATTTAAGTGATTTGGTGTAGCTGAATGGTATGCGCTTATTACCGCCAGCTTGTTTTATAATTTCTTCCGTTCTTGTATATTTATAATCACCGGCATCCGGTGTAACAACGGTTGTTATTATCTTCCCTGTGGCTGTAGGGGAGAATGTCGTTACGGCAGTAATATTTGAAGAGTCATCTCTTTCAGTAATGACCTTACCTTGAGCCGTGTTTTCAATCGTGGTCTCTCCATTGCAAAGACTATATACAGAATTGAACTGTTTTTCCGATATCTCACCAATAACATCATCTGCATTTTGCCAGTTCTCCGTTAATTTTGATACGTCGGCAAAATCAGTCGGTTCTGGGAGATTGAAATTGTAATTTGAAGAATGCTGCATTTTATACCTCCTTAGATTTCATCAGATTTAACTTCATCCCAAGTTTTTGACACTAATACACCCCACTTATATGCCCCAAATAAATCCCATGTATTAAACAGCTGACCAACTGAGTATACCATCTCAGCTGGAAGTATTTTTTCAAGTAACATGGTCACTTCATCGAGAATGGTCGGGGATACAAGCTGAGTGAGTACATCAATTTGATAGTTCTCCAAGTCCATGCTGAGCGTATACATCCCAACTCCGCAGATCGTATCAAGCTTCTCCCGGAGCGTCGCCACTGTATATGGTAAGTAATCATTCCATCTGATCTTCACTCTCATCCGTCTGACTTCCAGATCATCGTCATCCGATGGTAAGATCCCGAGAACCTTTTCATACTTGGCAATACCATATTCGTCAGCTGTCTCAATAAATGCGTTGTTAAGAACGAATCTGATTCCGTTCTCCATCTCATCTGTTTCGATCTGAACGCTCTTAAATATTTCTTTCATCTCCCCGAATGATTTCATGAGCATCGGGAGATAATCATACAGCTTCTCTCTTTTAGGAAGTAATTCAGCCAACTACCTCACCTCGTTTCGGAATCTGACCTTCTGTCAGAGTGATGTTCTCAGCTTCTCCGTTAAGTTCCATCGATGGGATATCCACGATTCCATCGATAGTTAGTAATTCAGATGTAAGCTGACTGATCCTCACGACCACTTCTTCACTTGACGCCCAGTTTTTCGCAAGATCAGAGAAAAAGGCGTCAATCGATTCTTCGATAACTGTCTTGAGTGTTGCGAATGAATAGCCTGTATCGTACTCTACATCTATCAGCGTAACATCTATGGTAAACTCTTCAACTCCTGTCACAGTTACTACATGACCGATTGATGCTATTCCAACCCCATCCCCAGAGTGTCCTTCCGGATCCACGAGCTCCTGAACGGTATCGATAAGCGTCTGAGATGGAACTTCATAATTCGAATCGATAATCATAATCTCGACAGTTCCTCCGACTGTGAGATATTTCATTTTTGCCGCCGTGTACACTGCCGTGAGCCACGCTTTTGGCTCCGCAGGGAGTGATTCTATAATTCCTTCATACCAAGTCGTAACGGCCGCAGAAGGTACAAAATCGGAAGGATTATAACCATCTCTCCATCGTCTGAAAACTTTGACACCACCAACTCCGTCAATTCTGCTGACTTTATCTATATAATCAGCGACATTCCCGCCAAACGCCTCTGAATCAAATGATCCGAAATATCTCGCACGGAAATCTTCCACATCCTCATCATCTTCGCCGGGGATCAGTATCTCCGTGATCTCGGCAGATTCAAGATCATTCATATCATTGGCAGTCTCGATAGGGATCACCGCACCGATCTGTTGATTGGCAGCGGTTCCGGGAGTGTCGCAGGTGAGCTGATACTCTCCTGCCGTGTCTCCAAGTCTCGTAACAGTATAGTTGAGATCTCCAAGGTTAAACTTATCACCGATCTCTATCTGAACACTGGAAGGTATGGCAACCATCTTAACAACGGCCTGTGTCTCCTCATATGGGAGCATTCCTCTTTCCGCTGCCCTTTTTATGAGATATGTATATGATGCTGTATCAGCGAAACATTCAGTCAGCACCATGTCCAAAAACGAATAAAACTCTTCCAAGGATAAAGCCGTGGGTGCAAGCGCATCGTGTATGATGGATCCTTCACGCTTATCATATGCATCACTGACATTATCCTTCATTTTTTCGAGCTCATAGTCGTATGTCCGATTCTCAAACATTAAACTTCTACCTCCGTTTCCATAGGTATTTCAATATCAGCAGTCTGAACAGTAAAACTGACGTGTAGCGCTCTTCTATCATTTGTGCGCTCAACTATAATATCAGTAACATCATCAATCCGATCATCCACCATCAAGGCCTCTTTGATACGGACAGGTATCTCACTTTCACAGTAGATCATATCCATACCACGAAGATCCTCGAGCTCGATACCGTAATCATCCGAATAGATATCAAATGCTCCTCGCTCTGTCTGAAGAATCTTCATAGCCGCCTGAAGAACCGCATCCTCTTCGTCTACTTTTCCGATAAATGAGTTTTTAACCTCATCGAGCATCTCCGGTTCATTGATGTTCATAGCCCAAGTGAGCGATGGCTGTGTCTCTATCGTAAAATCCGGATTGTAGTCTTCTTCGACTTCTTCATCATAATTCTCCTGATTTGGTATCATCAGCTCACCACCTTATCTATGATTAAAAACTTCTGGCCTCTGGCTCTTCTTAACATTGCTACCTTATCTCCGACCTTCAGGGCATTATAAACCTTTATCGTTGTTTTCCTTAGTTTGATGTCATGCCTATGGTTCGGTGTTTCTTCCGGATATGGCTCCGTTCTGTCTGTGATGTCAACCTTCAGCTCATAATCTGTGAGTTTTTCACATACATCAATAAACTCATCATCTATGGTCAGGTTGTTTGATATCTTAACCTCAAGCGGATTAACATTGACCACCGTACCGACTGTGTAATCACATGGTTTATCTGCGTCCACGGTTTCCTTGACTATCCGTCGGATCACCTGAACCAAACTTGAATCGCTCATCCTATACCTCCTCCGGATACGTCAAGGCTCATCTTCCAGCTGTTGTTGGATATTACATGAGTAACCTTTTCAACGATCATATAGTTAGCAACTTTCAACCCATATATGTCGAGATTAACCGGAACCATACATCCAGCTCTGACTTTTGGATGTCCTATCACCCCATCTATAGTCAAAGTCTTGGATACACGGTCATACATTTTCAAAAGGCAGGTCGATTTCAGCTTACCAACATCGGGGCTGTCTATTTTTTCAACGTACTGAAGGACACCCCATTTATTCTGATTCTTACTGTCCTTTGCCATATAGACATCATATTTTCCTGTCTTTTTGTTCTCATATATGAGCTTGATTTGGTTGTATACATCTGTATCAATCGATGTAGTGTACGAAAAATCTTCTCCTGTATCAGCATCCACTAAGCAGGCGTTGACTTTCATGCTATTCACATCAGATAACCTGATCTCTCCGTTTTTGTCAAACAGAACGTATATCTTTCCCTTCTGCATGAGCGTTTCATCAAGTGCATCCTGAATAATGTCAAATAGAGTGGAATTATCTTTGATCATGCTCATGGAATACCCGGTATTAGCAAGTTTCCCTATCTGTAATGAAAAATCATCAGCAATCTTTTTCACGATCTGATCTGCACGCTTTTTCTTGATCACTCGGGTGTCTTTGTTCTTCAGATATCGGAGCTGGTCATATACTGTGTACTCAACCCAACCCTCACGATCTACTCTGCGTGAAAATACAAATCCAAAGAACATCTTGGTATCTCCGACAGAAAAAGTGACTGCGTTACCTTCCACGATCTTGAACTTTTTATCATACATCGCACGGAAGGTCATTCTCCCCGGAGCTCCTTTTCTTTCCCAAGTAATCTGCACTTCATCCCTAACCGGAACTTGAAAAACCTTTTTTCCGTTTTGAACCATCATCAGAATCTCAGTCTTCGGGAGTTTGTCCGTTTCTACCTCTTCTGCATCGTATGACTCGATTCTATTCTTATCAACACGGCTGAGTATTCGTTTTAAGTCCTTCAGCTCATCCCTATTCTGCTTTGCTTTCTGACTCCCGGATGATGTATTTTTATAATTTGGAACTCCATATCCGGTTATAGTTCCCTCTGACAGTGCGTATGTCCTACGCTTGACATTATTTCCCGAGTTACCTTCTACGGTATGTAAGGTGGCTCCTGATACCTTTTCAACAAGTCCAACATGAGAGCGACCAGTCTTGAAATAGACCACATCCCCACGCTTTGGAGTGTACTTACCTTTATACTTAAACAGGCCTTTTCTCTTGAACCACTCCATCCCGGTATCTGTCGAAGCTGTCTTAGGTACGGCAGCGGATTCTCCTGACTTATATGCACACCATGAAACAAACTCATGACACCATGGAGCGTGGTTCATACCAATCCATTTACCATATTTTGTGTCGTTATTCGCTCCTTCCGTGTAACCGATCTCTCCGATCGCCACATCGATGATATCCATCAGCGACCACCTCCGCCTCCAGCTTCTCCGATCACATTACCATTTACACATCCGGCTGATACAGCATCCTTCATGTTTATCCTGATCACTGTGCCAGCGTATAAGAACAGACCATTACTGGATGATGCCCTTCCGTTCTTTTTGGCAGCATTTTCAATAACCTTTTTATTGGCTTTGTAGATTTTCTCCCACAAATTGCCGTCATTTAGATACTTTCTTGCGATCTTTTTGAGTGTATCCCCATCTTTTATTGTGTATTTTTTGATATTTTTGTTTCGTGGTTTCCTTGAATTGCTCGGCTTAGGTGCTTTATCCGTTCCCGTAATCTTCAGTTTCTTGGCACCCCACGGCTTAAACTGTTTCATGTTGAGCTCAATAATCAAATCAGAGCCTTCATCAGCGTCTTCTACAATCCGATAATCCTCAAGACTCACATCCATCTGCGTTGTAAACAGTATCTTCTTTCCATCAGGGGATGTTCTGACAAGTTTGAATTGGAAGAATTTTTTATTTACTTTCCAATCCTCAAACTTCGCTAAATAGAAATCCGGAGTAGATGCACCAGCGTTTGCAAAAGGATAACTCTGCATAGGAAGCAAAAGCTCCGGAATATTGATATCAGTTAGCCCCGGAGATTTTAAGATATTAACTTCACCCTCATTGATGAGCGTTACTGTCTCGTTTCGACCATTCACGGTCATTTCTATTTTCCCGGGTGTCACAGGAACGAGCATCTTACCTAAGTATAATCTATAACTCATGCGTGTACTCCTTCCGCAGTAGCGGCCATTTCTTTTTCAAGCGTCTTTTTTAATTTACGCATAATACCATCAACGTCAGCACCTGATGCCATGTTGTTATTATTTGTCATATCAACCTTGATAGTGCTTGATGTGTAACGATTCACAGCCTTTTGATATGAGAAATCTCTGATATATTTGAGCATCTCACCATTAACTGTCATCTGTTTCGCTATGGCTTTAACATTTTTTGCAGTAGTTCCTGTATTTGCAACCACGGCATCCAGCGCAGTCTTACCATTTTTGTTCTTGCCGCTATCAGTACCACCACGATTGTTACCGAGGTTTCTTGTATAGCGATCTTCAAGAGCTTTGGCGTTTGCCTCTGCCTTTGTAACCTCGTTATCAAGGCCGCCATTGATCTCATCCCACAGCGCCTGATTTTCTTTGTCAGTTGCCGCTGTGCTATCTTCAATCTCTTTCCACAAGGAATCAGCTGAGTTGGTAGCAAAATCAATATTGTTACCCATAGCCCTATACATATCCCCGGCTCCGATATCTTCCATTCCGGGAATATTCTCAACGAGTGCGGCTATAATCTCAAAGATACCTTTAACCGCTTTTTCTACCCCGGTCGTTATTGTATCCCATATTGACAGGATCACCGCTGCCACGCCCTTGAATGCAACCTCAAATCCCAAACACATTGTATTCCAGCCGATCTTGATGTAGTCGAACGCTGTCATGAATATCTTTTTTACCTTTGCGATGATCACACCTATTCGGGCAAAAACAATCTCCATCGTTTTACCGATATCGCCTGTTTTCTCGTTCGTTTCGGTAAACCAATCAACAAGGCCTGATATCGCACCCGACAGACCAACCACAGCGGCAATCGCTCCAGCTCCGAACACTATGCCGAACACTGATCCGAATGTGCTTACCAAGGTTGTTATTGTGGTTATGATCCCTATCAATGCAGATACCGCAGTAGATACAATCCCCCATGCGATAGCAACACTTGCTATAATCTTAATCCATCCAAGGATCTCTTCTTTGTTTTCAGCAATCCAAGCTATGATCTTACCAAAGACTGTACCGATGACCTTTAGCACCTTCTCGATTGTGGATCCGATATTTGTAATAATCTCCTGCAAAGTCGGAAGTCCTGATCTTGATAATGCGTCATTTATATTGTCAACCATCCCTGTCAGTCCTCGGGTTACGGCTGATTTCATGTTGGCTATCGATGTTGCGAATCCTCCTGTTGCGTTCCTTGCCTGTTCTTCCAGCGTCTTAAATCCTGCAACAGATTCATGATTCATCTTAACCATCGTCGCCATAAACTCATTCATTGAAATCTCACCCTTGCGGAGTGATTCCCCGAGTTCGTCAGCTGACGCATATCCCATGGCCTGAGCAACCTGTTTGAGCTGTGCGGGCATCGCAGTCATAGCGGTACGCCACTCCATCATATCAGGCTTGCCTTTGGCATAAGACTGGCTTAACTGCTCAAGAGCGGATCTCTGCGTGTTCATATCCGCGCCGCCTGCGAGAATTGCATTATTGAGAGCAAGGAACATCTCTGTTGATGCCTGAACATTACCGTTCGCAGAAGTGAAACGCTGAACGGATGATGCCGCATCTTGAAGAGTAGTTGGGAGCCCCTTTAACCTCTCACTCATCTCATCTATTGATCTCTCTGCATCCGCACTCCTGATACCGAGGTTACCCATAACTTTCGGATAATTATTGAGCGTATCCATCCTGTCGAACGCATTTCCTATCTGTGAAGTAACGACACCGAGAATCTTTTGGACAGCAGCCACACCGAGCATAGCCTTAAACATAGAGTTTGATCTTGATGTAACTGAGCGCATGGCCGCATTTACTCGGTTAAGTCCTCCGGGGATAGTATCAAGAGTAGTCGAGAATCTCCCGAGTTTAACTCTGGCACGATCGGCAGCGGCACCAGCCTCATCCCCCATTTTGTCAGCTGATGATCCAGCTTTATCAAAACGCTCAATGGATATTCCAAGTCGTGAGTTTATCGCATCGAGTGGGGCTGTTACCTTATCGATCAGTTCAAGTGAACTCTTTATCGCTCCCATATCGTCACCTTCCTATCTTTGATTCTCGTTCGATTCTTTCCTCTTCTTCCTTTTCACGAAGAACTCTGTAATCTATCGCCGCTGCCACAAAGGCTTTTTCTTTCAGCGGTAAATTTACAAATTCGGAGGGTTTCCAGTGGAACTTATGCAGACAATAATACGCATAAGCAGCCTCCCAGTCATCCCCCTCGATTAGTTTTTTGCGTTATTTTTCAGATCGTCAATATCATCAAATCCGTTATAATTGAACACATAACTTGTGAATGTATCGTATTCCCCCGGATCATCAATCATCTCCTGAAGAAGTGCCTCCGGAGTCTTCACACCATAAGAATCCTGAAGTTCTGCGCTATCGAGATCGGGATTGATAACACACGCACAAGTGAGTCTTGCGATATACTTTTTAACATCCAAACGCAGCTCTGATTTATTATTCTGTCCGGGTAGTAGCTTCTGAATCATGCACTCATCCCGGATCTCTTCACTCTCTTTTGTTGTAATAGGCTTAAACTCCCACATCAACGGTTCACCATTCTCATCGCATAACGACTTTGTGGCAGGAAATAAGCCATTTACTTTCTTTTTCTTGTTTTCTTTCAAAAATAATGACAGTTCACTCATGATTTACCCTCCTTAAAATAAATGTGGCGGGAGTATTTCATCCCGCCACCATAATGTTACACTACCATAATGTTACACTGTGATTGTGAAGCCATTGAGCTCTGTGAACTCTTCCGGCATCGAGAAATCCTCGAATGTGAAGCTGACATCCTCATCGAGATAGTCACCATCAGCATCAAACTTAGCAATCAAGGTCTCATCGAGATTGCAATCATGCAGAATAGTCGTCTGCTTTCCAGCGTCTGACGATTTATCCTCGTTGGTGATCTCCAAATCGAAGTACAGATCTTCTCCTGTCTCCTTATACACCTTCATCATCTTACGGAAGATTGAAGTGTTATAATGAGCACGTCCGGTTCCGGTGCCAGCCCATCCTGTAGCCTTGTTACCTTTACCGGTTTTACCAAGAATAGGAACCTGCGTCTTAGTCTTGGTTGCCTTGGCCTCAAGGGAGATCATCTGCATGAAGTTATAGCGCTTGCCCTGAATCTTTGCGTAGCACTCAGCGGATGAGCCCTGAAGAGTGTCCTTGGCTCTCATAACTGTAGCGTCTGACATACGATCACCTCCCTTACGCTACCGTTGTATTTACATACAACTTAGACATCGCAGCAACAGGCTGAATCTCCTCAAGCACGAGCACAGATTTTTTATCGTCTCCTTTCATGCACTTCAGATCATCATCTGTGAAGTTTTCAATCGCACGGTTCCTGAGCAATTCCCTACGAAGCTGAACCAGATCACTCCACAGTGAGATACGGCCTGCATCATCGTTCGGTACAACACCCAAATACTGAGTTGAGAAGATAACCGCATCGTCATTCGCCAGCTGGTCAATGACGCGAATACACTGATTATCCTTAAACGCATCGCCCTGAGTATCTGTTACCGATACAAATGTGTTGATATCATCCAATACACGAACATCCCCATTAACAGCATGAAGAACGAACTCTCCAGCTTTAAGAGCAGCGGTAAGCTGTGTCTGTGTGTACGGAGTGTCAACTGTATACTCTCCGGTATACCTTCTGTTCTGACATGATGCACTGACTGCACAACCAGCCTGAAGGCCAGCGATGAAGTAAACAAGTTTTGCCTCGTTCGGATATACATCGCCTTCTGACTCTCCTGGAGCTGTAACTGTAGCAACATCTACTGTGCCAGCGTCAGATGTTATCGAAGCTGTCGGAGCTCCTGCACCATAATAATCTGCTTTCTCAGTAAACGTGATCACACCTGCACTTGATGTAACAGCGTACTCAGCCATGGTTCCGAGATTTGCAACAACTGCCTCAGCCGCTGCCGTAACAGATGCTGAAGAAGTAGCATCGAGCGTAGTCGATACTCCCTGAACAGTGATCACATCGTCAGCTGCGAGCGTTCCACCGATTGTAACAGAGTAAACACCAGCCGATGTGTATGTCGTTCCGGTTGTCTTACCATCCGTAACCATATTCTTAACACTGATCACGCCTATATCGTCAGCCGCATAGCGATACAAAACGAGCTGGAACTTCTTACCAACATCATTACGCATACGCTTCTGATATGATGCATACAAGCGCTTGGTAGTGTTATCTGTAGTCTCAACAGCCATGATATTGAACGCATAAGACTCAGCCGCATCCAAATATGCCTGATGATCCGCACCTGTCACAGTGCTATTATTACCACCTGCGAGTGCAAGCGGTGCCTGCTCGGAAAGTGTGATACCGTCTTTCCAAACTACAAAATCGTTAGCCACCAAGGATGTAGCTGCTGCTACAGTCTGAATATCAACCGCCGTTGTTTCAACATATGTGGTTACATCCCATTTAGTAGGATCATCCACATTCGGTGTGATACCAACCTTGATGTTGTTACCACGTGTTCCGGCATACTTTGCCGTCGCATACGTGTTCGAAGCCTTGGCACCTTTTCCATTGAGACGATACAAGAACACCTTAACAGCATTCTCGAAAAGCTCACGGAGAGGCTTCATCTCATCCGCATTGTATGAGTAGCCAAGGATGTTGAGACTGTGTTTCTGGAAGTCCTCAAGCTCCAACTCAATCATTCCATCAGCACCCCAGTTCAGTTCCATGGGAACTGAAGCGATGCCACGATCAGAGAGTGTAGCAGAGGCATTCGGGATAGAAACAAAGTTCTCGTATGTACCGGGCAACGTCTTATTCTGAGTTACCCAAGTTCCACCGCCTAAAGCCATGATTATACCTCCTTGTTAAAATACTCGTTGATCATGCGATCAACTTCATCTATCGTGTAAGATCTGCCGTCATCCAATGTGGCATTGAGCAGATCGCTACGATCCTTCCATCGCGCAGCTTTTAACAGCGTTGCTTTGGGATATCTTGTCTCAGGCGCCTTTTCAGGCTCTGCCTGAGTAACGGTTTTGGTCTTTTTAGTGCTCATATTTATCCTCCAAATCTAACCACGAAGCATATGCTCCTCGTGAAGTGTCTCCATCGGATCCTCTTGTTTAACCTTGCGAAGAAATATATCGTAATTGATGAAAAAATGGAGCACATCATCCTTGAACTCGTGATGTATGTCTGTACCACGCAACGGCGCTTCATCCGGTTCCAGTTCGATATACTCAAGCGCCCAGATCATTCTCTCGGCAACATCAGCACACTCCCTTCTCGTTTTGATCTTATCGACTGGGAAATAATGGATTACAAACGGATTTATCCTGCGATACCGTCCATTTGGGTACGGCTCTTGCTCGGTTTGAATGGAAAAGACAGTAAATGCAGGAGCTTTCAATCCTTGCTTGACTTCTTCTCCGTATAACTTCGCATCCGGAAACTCATTCTTCAGCACTTTTGTGATCGCTGATACAATATCAAAAGTATTCACTTGAGCGCCTCCTCCATCATTTTATCAAGTCTCTCAGCCAAAACCTTGGGAGCGATCTTCTGAATCTCTTGCTCTGAGATTGTAAGAAAAAACTGACCTTCTACCCATCCGTCATGATTTGGTGTCCTGTGTCCATACTCAACATATGATGCATATTCGACCGGATTAACGATCTCCACCGTGTATGTCTTTCCTATGTGCTTGACATCGAGCTGAGCTGCAAAATCAGCACCGCTCTGATCTACAGTACCAGTCCAACCACGTCTCAGCGTTCCTCCGAGTTTCCCCGATTCAGGCGGATATACACCGACCGGAGTGCGCTTGATTACTTTTGCAAGCAAACGAGCCGCAAGCTCTTTGACACACTGTTCGAAATATTGGTCTTTCATGTCTTTGGATAGCTTTGCCAGTTTTCTCTCATAATTCTTCAGATCTGTGACATTCGCACCCATCACGCTTTATCCTCATATGGTTCCAATGTGAATTCCTGATGTACTTCATCGATATGAACCTCTCCGCTTCGCTTATAGATATAATCTATTCCCATTCTTGTAACCGTGATCTTGGAATCTGCTTTCACTGTCACATCCGGGGACATAAACAGTTTTACCACCTGACGAGCCGAAACACTACCATCATCTTCCGATCCCGCAACAGGCAGCGTTTCGAAGGACAATTTGCACGGCTGATTCTCAACCTCTACAACCTCAATGAGATCACTCATCCCTGTATCAGGATCATCAACCTCTTCGAAGGCCGTTATCGTACAAGTGTCTCCGTATAACGACTCTTGAGCGAGTCTTGCTCGTTCTCTTGCCGCTAAAACATCCGCTCTCATACGCTCACCACCTTAATCGTCTGTAACAAGAAAACTCATCACGTCCGTAGTTGATGAGATAATCACAAAAGGCATCGTATCTCTGCTCGTTTGACTGTGTGCCTGAGTTCTCCCAGACAGTCTTGGTATCACCTGCCGTGATCTCTTTAATGACTGCTGAATCGAAATCGATCAGGTCAGCAAGGTCAGATGGCGATGTGGTCTTCTTCGCTTGAAGAAAGTGTCCACACACCATATCAACCGCAATATTTACAAGTCCTTCGGGAATCTCAGAAACATTACAGTCGTTTTTTACTGTCCAAGTGACCTTTTCGATCTCAAAATCAAGCATTGCCTGATCATTTGTGGTAATTTCCGTATAGCCAAACGAAGCGAGCCGCGCTATTACTGCTTCGAGCATCAAC